GACAGAAGTGGCGAACCAAGTCTGGTAAACCCTCTCTCAAAACTGGGGAGAGGTATTTACCAGAGTCAGCAATAAAAGCTTTATCTGATGAAGAGTATCGAGCAACCACCAGAAAGAAAAGAGCAGCCATGCGTAAAGGCAAACAAGTTTCCAAACAACCAAAGAAGATTGCAAAGAAGACAGCATCACATAGAAAGTTTAGCTGATGTATCACGAACATAAACTAGATAAAGAAACAAGGAACTTACTGCGTATTGTTATTAAGCAAGTTCATCTTAAACATTTTCCAAAAGAATTTATAACCGATTACGAAGCAGATAAACGTATAGCTTCCATGCTTCCCCACACCCTAGAAAAACTCAAAGAAGTCGGAAGAAACTACAACATTGATAAACTTTAATTACAAGCCAGACGGAGAAGTCCTTAAGCAATTTATGAAGGACAATAATTTTTTTCGTGGTATCAGAGGTCCAGTTGGTTCTGGCAAATCAGTTGCGTGTTGTGTTGAGGTATTCAGAAGGGCTCTCGAGCAGAATCAAAATCATGAGGGGATTCGTAAATCTCGTTGGGCTATTATACGAAATACAAATCCACAACTTAGAACAACAACTATAAAGACTTGGCTGGATTGGTTTCCAGAGAATGAGTGGGGAAAGTTTCATTGGTCTGTTCCTTACACACATCACATACAGATGAATGATTTAGACCTTGAAGTAATTTTTTTGGCTTTGGATAGACCAGAAGATGTGAAGAAGTTATTGTCATTGGAACTTACTGGTATCTGGGTGAACGAAGCGAGAGAGATTCCTAAAAGTATTATTGATGCGTGTACTATGCGTGTTGGTCGATATCCAAGTATGAGAGAGGGTGGGTCAAGTTGGTCAGGTGTTATCTGTGATACCAACGCACCAGAAGAAGACCATTGGTGGGCTATCATGTCAGGAGAAGTTCCTATACCTGACCACATACCTAGAGAGCAAGCGACCATGTTAATCAAACCTGATAACTGGACTTTCTATACACAACCAGCAGCAATGAAAGAAAACCTAGGAGAAAAGGGCGAAGTATTATCCTATTCCCCAACCTCCAAAGCAGAAAATAGTAAGAACATATTACAAACGTATTATCCAAATATTGTAAGAGGTAAAACAAAAAGTTGGATAGATGTGTATGTTATGAATAGGCTCGGCATGATTCAAGATGGTAAACCAGTTTATCCAGACTTTGTAAGTGATACACACATTGCAGAAGAGGAAATACCTGTTGCTGCTGGTGTACCTCTTTATATTGGAATTGATTTTGGTCTTACTCCTTCTGCTGTGTTTGGACAGAAAGTTCGAGGTCGGTGGTTATTACAGTCAGAGATTGTAGCTATTGATATGGGTATAGTTCGTTTTGCTGAACTTCTTAGACAAGAGATTGCTACACGATTTAATAATCTTGATGTGTATATTTATGGCGACCCAGCTGGTGATTTTAGAGCGCAGACAGATGAAACAACACCATTTGGAATATTGCGAGGTGCTGGATTAAAAGCAACGCCAGCTCCTAGCAACAGCATAGACTTAAGACTTGAATCTGTTTCTTCACAACTTACTAAGATGGTAGATGGTAAATCTGGATTGTTGATAGATAGAAGATGCCCTCAGATTATAAAAGGATTTCAAGGTGGCTACTGCTATAGAAGAATGCAAGTATCTGGAGAAAGATATGAAGATAAACCTGAGAAAAATATGTATTCTCACATACATGATGCTTTGCAATACTTGATGTTAGGTGCTGGAGAAGGACGAAGTTTGATGTCTGGACAGAAGCCAGTCACATCTTTCAATGCAAGAAAAGGCTTTGATTTATTTAAAAGACCTAGTATTAGTAGAACTAGAACCTTTTTTGGAAATGATTTAAGGAGGTAAAGATGTGTTTTGGTGGTGGTGGAAGTCCTACTCCTGAGCCTAGACAAGAGGTTAAGGAAGAAACAAGACAAGCAAAAAAAGAAGAAGAAGAAGTAAAAATAAAAAACAGACAAGAAGCTCTTGAAAAAGAAGTGGAAACGTCTGCACCAGTCAAAACAAGTTTATTCTATGATACTGGAGGAACAATCTTCAGAAGAAGAGTTGGTCGAGGTTCATTATTTACAAGCAGCCCAGGGGGGTCTGGTTTTCTTTCACAGGGTAGAGAGCAAACACCTACAGGATTGAGAAGGTACTAATATGCATATTGGTATGCCAACAGAACCAAAAGCATTAGCTCAATATTATATGGAAAAGTTTGAAAAGGCGAAAGCTATTCGTCAACACTTTGAAGATGTCTATGATGATTGTTATGAGTATACAATGCCTATGCGAGAAACATTTAAATCTAAGACCATAGGAGAACGTAGAGATGAAAAGATATTTGATGAAACTGCTGTCGTTGGAGTACAAGAATTTGCATCAAGACTTCAACAAGGACTTGTCCCCAACTTTGCTCGTTGGGCTGATTTTACTGCTGGCTCAGAAATCCCAGAATCAGAACGAGATGCAATCAACAATCAGCTTGAAGAAATAACTGAGTTTGTTTTTGAAATACTACAGAACTCAAACTTTGCACAAGAGGTTCATGAATCATTTATGGATTTGGCTGTTGGTACTGGTGTGCTTTATGTTTCTGAAGGGGATGCTGTTAATCCAATTACTTTTTCTGCTATACCATTACCGCATGTAGTTCTTGATGTTGGTCCGAATGATAATATTGACCATGTATATAGAGAGAGAAGTGTTCGGTATTCTGATTTGCATATTTTGTTTCCTGATATTGAGTTGCCACAAGAGTTGCAAAACTCAATGATAGCTAGTCCAGACCAAAAAACAAAACTATTAGAAGTTGTTTGTAAAGATTATTCAAAGTTAAATGAAGATGCTTTTTTATATGTATGTATTGAAACAGCAACAAAGACAGTTCTTAAATCAGAAGCATTAAGTGGTACTGGTAGTAATCCATACATATGTTTTAGATGGAATACATGTTCTGGTGAGGTATATGGAAGAGGTCCATTATTCAATGCACTTAGTGCAATTAAGACTACAAATCTTACAGTAAAAGATATTCTTGAGAATGCTGCTATGGCAATTGCTGGTATATATCAAATGGATGATGATGGTGTTATCAATCCAGATACAATCAATCTTGTGCCAGGGACTGTAATACCAAAAGCACCAAACTCACAAGGACTACAACCTATTCGACAAGCTGGTGATTTAAACTTTACAAATTTTATTCTGAGTGACATGCGTAATAACATTAAGAAAGCATTGTATAATGATATGCTTGGTAATCCAGATAGAACACCAGCAAGTGCAACTGAAGTTGCAGAAAGAATGGCAGATTTAAGTAGACGTATGGGTTCTGCTTTTGGAAGATTACAAGCTGAAATGGTACAGCCAGTACTAGCACGTGTAGTACATATATTAAAGAAACAAGGTCGTATAGAATTGCCGACATTAAATGGCAGACAAATAAAAGTTAAATCAATATCACCATTAGCACAGGCACAAGCAAACTCAGATATATCTGCTATAGCAAGATGGTTAGAATTAGTTGGAGGAGCATTTGGTCCACAAGTAGTTAATCTTTTGGTTAATAGCGAACAGACTGCTGCACATTTAGCTAAGAAGTTTGGTGTTCCTGACACGCTAATAAGAGATGTTGCTGAACGACAACAGATAGTTGCTGCTGCTCAACAGATGGCACAACAACAAATGCAACAACCACAACAAGCTATGGGTCAAGGAATGGAGGAAGCACCAAATGAACAAATCGCTGCAGAATGAAACAAAAGCAATCTCAAGTAGGTTTGATGGATTTCCAAGAAGCAAAGATGATGAGGATACTATAAGCCTTAACATGCATGCTTTATTTAACTCACCAGTTGGTAAAGAGGTACTGAAATATTTGCGCAGTATAACTATTGAAGCAGTTCATGGTTCAGCAGTAACAGATGAAGTACTAAGGCATGCAGAGGGTTCGAGGTTTATTGTAGGTGTTATTGAAAGACGGATAGCACATGGTGATAAAGTAGCAAGAGAGGATTGAAATGAGTGAAGACCAAACAACAGAAGAAAATGTTTCACGTGAAACAACAGTTGGACAACAAATAGAAACAAATAATACCCCTACAACCCCTACAACTACTACAAGTGAATCAGCACCAACAGAGGAGCAGAGTGTTGAATCTATGGGAGAAAGACCAGCTTGGTTGCCTGAGAAGTTCAAGTCAGCAGAAGATATGGCAAACTCTTACTCTCAACTTGAGGGCAAACTTAGCCAGAAAGAAGAAGATATAAAGTCACAGGTAATGAAAGACTTGGAAGTAGAAGCATATAAAGACAGACCTGAGAAGAAAGGTGATTACATATTGCCAGAGGGTATTGATGATGAGTTAGCAAGAAGTAATGAGTTGTTAGAGTGGTGGGCTGACCAGTCATTTGAAAATGGATATAGCCAAGAAGAGTTTGCTGAAGGCATTGAGATGTATAAAAAGGCAATGAATATTGGCTCAACTGACCCAGAAGCAGAAATGAAAACACTTGGTGATAATGCAAAAGAAAGAGTACAAGCAGTAGAATTATGGTCAAATAAGTTTTTTACACCAGAACAACATGCTGAGATTGCAACACTATGTTCAACAGCCGAAGGTGTTAAGGCTATGGAAACTGTTATTAATGCTTTGAAAGGTAGCCAGTCTATTGGTAACGCTGAACCTACTGGTCAACAAAATGAAGCTGGATTAAGAGAGATGATGAAAGATGAAAGATATTGGAGCATGACAAAGCGTGACCCAAACTATGTTCGTCAAGTAGAAGAAGGTTTCCAAAAACTATATAACAAATGACATACATTCAGAAAGGACAGTTTGAGTTCAGACCATGTAAACTTTCTGATGTAGACCATCTTGTTGATAAATTAAGACTTTCTGATGTTCGAGAATGTGCATTAGTTGGTGCATCTCCAGAGATGGCACTTGCTGTTCCTTTCTTGGAAGAAGGTGCTAAAGGTTTCACTATTACACATAAGGGAAAACCTATTGCAATGTGCGGTGTAACACCTCTTGATGAGATGATGCATGTGGGTAAAATATGGTTTTTGGGAACAGATATGATAGATAAACATTGGTTATTTATCTTCAAACACAGCAAACTTATATTGTCTTTTCTTAAAATAGACTATGATTTTGTAGAAAACTATGTGCCACAAGACCAAATAAAAACAATAAAATGGTTAGAATCTATGGGATTTTCTAAAGAAAATGACCCATATTACTTTAATTCTACTCCCTTCATTAAACTTTTCTATTGCAATTTAGATAATTTTGAGCAAAGAATTAGTAAGTCAAGACCCACTATGCACTAAGTGACCCCTTGTGGACAATCATGTTGAGGTGCAAAACGGACAATCAGCGACGTAATTGAAACTTAACAATGGAGCTGAATAATGGCAAATACAATTGACGTAGCCTTTATTAAACAGTTCGAGTCTGATGTTCACATGGCATATCAGCGTATGGGTTCTAAACTACGGAATACTGTGCGTACTGTTGGCAATGTAGCTGGAAACGTAGTTCGTTTTCAAAAGATTGGAACTGGTACTGCATCTACTAAATCGAGAAATGGTATGGTAACACCTATGGAGCTAACACATACAACTGTGGAAGCAACCATGAATGATTTCTATGCTGCCGAATATATCGACAAACTAGATGAACTTAAAACTAATATCGATGAAAGACAAGCAGTAGCACAAAGTGCTGCGGCTGCTCTTGGTCGAAAAACTGACGATATCCTGTATACAGCAATGGATGCTGGAGCTAACTCAACTCAAATACATGATACAAATGGTGCTGTTGAAAAAGCAGACCTACTTACATTATTTGAAACTTTTGGTTCTGCAAACATTCCTGAGGATGGTGGTCGTTATCTTGCTATGCACCCAAAGGGATTTGCAGACTTATTTTTAATTAATGAGTTTGCATCATCTGACTTTGTTGGTGAGCAGAATCTACCATTCGCTGGTGGTATGACAATGAAGCAGTTTTTAGGCTTCAACATATTCTCTACCTCTGCAATTACTGCTGGTAAGAATATGGCTTATCATACTACTGCTGTAGGATTAGGCGTGAACTCTGATGTTTCTACAGAGATAAACTATATCCCTGAAAAAGCATCTCATCTTGCAACATCTATGATGTCAATGGGTGCTGTTGTTATTGATGACAATGGTATCTATGAAGTCTTAGATAATAACACATAGGGGGTAATCATGGCTTTAGATATGAGTAAACTCATTCGCATCGGTGGAGGTAGTGGTGTGAATATGTGGTATTATGCATCCAATGACGCTTTATCTGTTGTGAGAGCAGCAAACTATTTTTCAACTCCTGATGCTACTGGTGGTGAAATGAATGGTCAATCTGCTCTTGGCATGATGAACGCTGGGGACATTGTGGTATTGGTTGATTCAAACTCAACACATAAGGATGCTTCTATTACTGTTGTAAAAGAAGTATCTGCTACTGCTATTGACTTAGGTGATGGTACTACAATTAGTAGTGCTGATAGTGATTAAGGATAGGGGGAGAAATCCCCCTACTCTAATATGGCAGTAGTCAGTACCAAATCAGATACAGCAATAGACATTTGCAATAGAGGTTTAATCTTTATTGGAGCAGAACCAATTACATCTTTCGATGATGGAACAACTGAAGCAAGAGTTGCTGCAAATATTTATGAAGATGTAGTTCAGACATCTTTAACAAATGCTCGATGGAGATTTGCAACAAATCAAGAAGCTTTGAATAGATTAACAGATGCACCAACAGCACGATTTGATTTAGCATATCAGCAACCAAATGATACATTAATTATTCATGCAATAACAGTTAATGATAATCCAATAGAGTATCAAATATATGGTGATATGATTTATGCAGATACTACTACAACAGATACAGTAGTCGCAGATTATACATTTAGACAACAAGAGCAATTTTTCCCAAGTTATTTTGTAATGGCAGTCGCTTATGGATTGGCACAAGTGTTTGCAACATCAATAGCAAGAGATGGCTCTCTTACTCAAACAATGGCAACATTAGCTGATGCTGCTATGAGAAAAGCAAGAAGTGTAGACTCACAACAACAAACATCAAGAAAACTTATAACTGGTCGTTTTGTTCAGAATAGGAGATAGGAATGAGAAAGCTAAGAGTTCCTTTATCCAACTTTCAGTTTGGTGAAGTTAGTCCGTCACTTATATCGAGAACAGATTCAAAAGTATATTCAAGCTCTGCACAAAAGGTAGAGAACTTTTTTCTTAGAGCTGAAGGTGGAGTTATAAAACGAGCTGGTCTTAGTAATATATATGAGTTTGATACAACTGTTGATACTTCTAAAACTCAACAGCATAGAATAATACCTTATATATTTTCTGATGATGAACGATATATTATCTCTCTTGAAAACTTAAAAATAAGAGTATTTAGAGTAGATACATCTTTTAATGTAACACTTGCTACAACTCTTACACAAGATAGTAGTAACGCAGCATTACCATTTACACACGATAATATTCATGAGGTTACTTATGCACAGTCAGGTGATACAATGTTTATTGCTCACCAAACATTTATGGTAAGAAAACTTGTACGAACAGGGCTTACTTCTTTTGCTGTTGAAACATATACATTTGACCAAAACTCAGCAAATACAATTGTGCATCAACCTTACTTTAGTTTTCAAACCCCTGGTGTAACTCTTGACCCAAGTGCAACAAGTGGTAGTGGTGTTACCTTTACTACAAGTTCTGCTTACTGGGATACAACTGGCTCACAGCAAGGTGGTAATTATCCTGATTCAAAACATATAGGAATAAATTTTAGATACAATGATTCAGAGTTCCAAATAACCTCTGTGCAATCTGCGACACAAGCAACTGGTACAGTATTTGGTAATTTAAAAAGAAGATTAAAGGTAGATTCATTCAGAACAAGTGAAGGTGTTGGTACTGTAGAAGTTACATTACTCAATCATGGTTTGGCAGCAAACGCAGCATTTACAGTTGATAATGCTTCTGCTGTTGGTGGCATAGCAAGGTCAAATCTAAATGGTGCAAGAACAGTTTCTGAAGTTATAGATGATAATACATTTACATTTACTGCTGGTGCAAATGCAACATCGGCTGCTGCTGGTGGTGGTACACCTACATTAGAAACACATGCACCAGTTACAGAATGGTCTGAGCAGTCATACTCTGCATTGCGTGGTTTTCCAGCAGCAGTAGCCTTTCATCAGAATCGTTTATGGTATGGTGGTACACTTGGACAACCTGATGGATTGTGGGGAAGTAAGACTGGGACGTTTTTTAATTTTGATGTAGGAGAAGCAGCAGATAATGATGCACTTGATTTGACAGCAAGTATTGGTGATATCAATACTATTCGTCACATAATATCAAATAAAGATTTACATGTATTTACATCAACAGATGAGTTTATAGTTCCAGCATTACAAGGTGCAGTTACTACACCAACTAATGCATCAATAGAAAGACAGACATCATTTGGTTCTTCTTTTCTTCGACCTTACTTATATGATGGAGCAACAGTATTTGTAGATTCATCAGGTTCTATGGTACGAGAGTTTATATTTTCTGATGCTGTGAAAGGATATACTGGTCAACCTATATCAACCTTATCAAGTCATTTAATAAACACACCAATACAAATGGCTATGCTTTCTGGTGCAATAGGTCGTGCAGAAAACTATTTATTTATTGTTGATGCTGATGGTAGTATAGCTGTGTTTAATTCTAATAGAGTGGAGCAAAGAGCTGGATGGACACAATTTACAAGTCAAGGTTCATTTCATTCAGTCTGTGTAATTGATACTCGTGTTTATGCAGTTGTTAAATTTGATAAAGGTGACGGCACTAACAAATATTTTCTTTGCGAGTTTAGCAATAGCTTTAATACTGATTTGGCTAAAACTTATTCTGGTACTAATGGGGTCTTCAGCGTTAGTTCCGATTTCGCAAACGGAGCTGTGGTTGATGTGGTCAATGGGACTTTTTATCTTGGGAGTTTTACTGTGTCTGGTGGTAATGTGGACGTTTCGTCAGTAGACTCTTCTATATCTTCAGCAGAGATAGGTTTTAAGTTTGATGTTACTTTAAAAACAAATCCAATAGATGCAGTAGTTGCAGATGGACCTTTAACTGGAGAGTTTAGGACAGTACAACGAGTTGTTCTTGATTTGAACAATACTCTTTCCGTTACTGTAAATAATACTAATTTAATTATACGTCAGGTAACTGATGATATGAGCCAGCCAAGAAATGCAATTACTGGTAAGAAAGAATTTAGATTATTGGGATTCGGTCGTGACCCACAAATAACTATTACGCAGAATGCACCATTGGCATTACAGATTAATTCAATAGTAGCGGAGGTAGCGTTTTAATGATTCAGTTTTTACAATTAGCAGCTTCTTTAGTAAGTGTTGCGGCAACTGCGTCGGCAGCAAATGCAGCAAAACAACAAGCAGATTCTAGAGCAAGAGAGATTGAAGAAGATAAAAAACGTAATGAGATTATGTATTTACAAAAGCATAATGATAGGATGGATGCTTATTTTGATGATGTAAATAAGAATGAAGCTTTGTTAGGTGGTGCAACTGGTAGAGATATTGGTCTTGACAGAAGCTTTAGAGCATTCCAAAAGAAACAAGAAAAAACTATAGGTAAAGATATTGTTAGACTTGATAGACAAGCTTTATTTACTGATGATAAATATAGAAGACAAGCAGAGCAAGTTAGAATAGAGGGTGATGCAAAAGCAAATTATTTATATCTACGAGCTGTGTCATCTGGTATTAAAGCATTTCATGATTTTGCAACATATAAAGCATAATGGTTATAAATTTAAAACAACAAAAACTTACATTTAATAATAAACCCATAGGAGTTATTCAACGTACTAATGCTGTTGAGCAATCACTTCTTGGTGTAGCAGCAGAAGCTGAAAAGCTAAGTAATATAGCATTGCAAGAAATGAAGCTAGCATCAACTGAAGCTGGTGAAAAAGCTGCAAGAACAATGCCTATGGAAAAGTTCTATACACTAAATGCTGATGGGGATTTTGAAGCATACGATACAAAAGAGTTTCAAGATTTAGGAACAAATGCACAAAGAGCATTTAAAACATTAGCAAACAAAAAGTTTATGCGAAGTATTCAAAAAGATATGGAGATAAAGCATAAAGAACTAGCGTTAAAATATAAAGATACTGTTGGTGGAGATGAGCTGTATGCAAATGTATTTGGTCAATATATTGATACATTAGTAGATAACTCTCCAGCAGAATTTAAAGATATCATTCGAAATGATGGAATAGATACACTTCAACTTGGTAAGACAAATATCCAAGCTAATTTGAGAACATCTTCAAACATAGCTAGTATGCGTATGATTGAAGAGGAAATGGTAGACCTTGCTTCTAAATATGCAAAAGCTGCTGGCGACCCAGAGCTACAAGCATCAATTAGATTGCAAATGGAAAATGTAGTTCAATCCTCTCAACTTTTAGAGAATACATTTTCAAAAGCAAGAGAGCTAGGACTCACAGAAAAGTATCAAAGACGTATAGATAATCTTGATTTGAATACAAATCTTGCAAATATCTTTAGTGAAGATGGATTAGATAAAGAAGATGTGGATGGTATTAATGCTTTTTTTCAATCTAGTGGAGCTTACATATCAGATAAGTTGCGTAATAATCCTGAAAAACTGCAAGATGTAAGAGAGATTTTAAATGGAACAGAAGGCTGGCAAATGGAAAGTTTGTTTAAGCTTTCTACAAAATATAAAGAACTTACCAAAAATATACTTACAAGTTCGGATACTACTACTGCATCTTCATTCTTAGAAAAGAACAATGTTCTTAGTGTAGTAAATCAAGATATTGAAGACACAAAGAAAACACCTTTTTCTGCTGAAAAAATAAATGCACTTTCAAAAAAGTTTGAAAAACAAAGTGTAGATAATCCAAAAGCTTTTCCTGATGAAAAAATGAGGTCAAAGAAAGCACAACTTGCTGCTGCTGCTGTGGTGAGATTAGGTGATGAAATTCTACAAATATCTGATGCAGAAGGAAATGCATTGCCCTCTGGTGCATGGCGTAAAATACTTGGATATCTTGATGATGGTAGAGAAGATAATTTGAACTTTTATCCTAATATAAAAGGAGAAGAAGTTCCATTTGATTTAGCTACAAAGAAAGCAATTATCAATTTTAAGAAACAAATGGACAGTACTGACATTCTTGATTCTGCAAGAAAGCAAGTAATAAACAGAAGAGTATCATCTTATCTTCAAAATAAAACTAATATTGAAGCAACAATACAAAGAAACATTGATAAGAAAGCAAATGAATTAGAGCTACAAGAGAAACGAGAAGAGCTTCTTGATTATTCTTATGAGATGGAAAGCATAAAAGATAACATTACAAGAAATGTAAAAAGTGAAGAAGATGTAGAGCAAGCAGTAAAAGATATAAATAATTTTATAGATAGGTTCTCAAGCTGGGCTACAAAAAGTGGTGGCAAAAATGTTGGACAAATAGTTATAAGTGATAAGGGTGCATTAGAAAAAGTATTAGGACAGAGAATCAATCAAATAATTACATCAAATGTTGCACAACTTGTTGCTCTTGAACCTAATGTAAAAACAGAACAAGGTTTGGCTGTATTAAATAGTGAAAAACTAGATGACCTAAAACAGTTTCTTAACTTTATTCGCAACCCAGCAGATAAATTAAGAGAAAAGATAAATGAAAAATATTTAGCTGAATATGATAAATATTATAATAGAGATGATATCCAGCTTGATGATGTACGAACTAACCTCACAACTGGTATATCACAGATACTAGCACTAGCTGTAAATGAACAATCTAATAAACAAGAAATATTAAATTACCAAAATGATGCTAATGCTGTGTTAAGACATTCAGCAAAGAGAGATGAAAAAGCTTCAAAGATGGTTGATGATTTACTCTTTAATGAACTTAAAATATATAGTGAAGAAAATAATTTAGGTTTAATTGATAAGAATAAAACCATTCAAGAAAACATGAAAGACTTCTATTCATCTGAAGAAAGTCTTGAGCTCAATCCAGTTAGACAGCTTATGTATGGCTTTATAAAACAAGGATACTTACCACATCAATTTGTTGATTTGTATAATATGATGGGTGGAGCAGATGAGAAAACATTAAAAGTATTAGATACTCATAGAATGAACTTAATGAATCAGCCCGGTCCAGATGGCAGAAAACTTTCTGTAATAGGGTACAAAGGTACAAATAAGTTTGCTGGTAACTATGGTTTTAAATCTATTAATGATTCATTTAGAGAGTTAGCTTCTATAAATGCTATTCTTAAATTTAGAGCTGGTGGTAATCAACAGGCATTTGGTCTTATTGATAATGCAAATACAGGACATCCACTTGAAGAAACAGCAGTAGAAGTTCCAACTGATTTTCCTTATTCGGATATTCTTAATGGTTATAGTCAAATAAGTAATGACGATATTAATGATGCATTAGGAATATTAATGAAGCAGCTAAAGATAAAAACTTTATATGAACCTAGCAATGCAAATAGAGAGATAATAGTAAAAGATTTAATTAACAGTACAGAGATATTTGGTCCAGCAAGTGATAACAAAAATGCATTATCTTTATTTCAACCACCTCAAGAAATTATGGATATAACAGAAAACTTTTTTGTGACTGCAATGATGGATTCACAATTGCGAAATGATAAGAAAGGACTGAAGCAATACTATAATCAGTACAAAGAATTACTTACAGAATATATGGAAACAAACTACGTTGAAAGCAAAGGTAATGTATTAGACTTTACAAATATGCACACCCTCTCAACAACACATACAAGATTGCATCCAGCCTTACATTTAGGAGAAGAAAGATACTATGCTCTTGTTGACTATGTGAATGATAGATTACCTGATGATTTGTATTTTGATTTTGATGCTACACAAACAGATACTTTCTTAAAAAAGTTTCAATTCTCAAGGCAGAATATTCCGACTGATGAAATATATTCTGGTATGGAAAAAGACCCTAACTTAGCATACTACATGGAGGGCGATAGACTTGCTTCTGAATTTGCTGGTGAATTGAAGTCTGGACAAGATATAAGCCAAGAAATATTTAAAAGAAGATTAGCAGAAGATTTGAAAGAAAAAGGTATAGGTAAAGTTGTTCTTGTTGCTTATGAAACTGCTATGGCAAATGAAATAATTTATCAAGCAATGAGAGTTACTAAGAATGAAAGTCTTGCACCAGTAATGGTTACAAACACAAAAGGAGATACAATACCATTTGTATTTTCTCTTGGAAGTCTTTCTGCTGCTTTTGATAAAGATGGTGTGTACGAAGAGATATTTAGAAATAAAATTCAATCAGGAGTTGATAGAAGACAAGAAGTAATGAATGACTGAGAAAACTGATTTTCTAATAGACAATAGTTATTTGCCATCTGGTATGGTTGATATTGAGGGATTTTTACCTACTGAACAATTACGTCCTACATTTTGGGAATCAACTCAAGCAATGTTTGGTCATAATTATGATTCACAATACGAAGCATTTAGAGAAGATTTAGAGTTTAATACAAAAGGGTATGCTAGACCTTTTATGTATTACATGGGTTTGATTGGTCAAAACAGAACTCAGTATGGAGGGATGTTAAATATTGGAGCTGATGAACAAGATATTGATACATTCAAACAACTTCAAGAATATAAAGATAAAGAAGAGGTACAGTTTGACCCAAACTTTAATCCTTTTGATAAAGAGCTTATTCGTGGCTATGAAGAACATGCATTATATTTTGCTGACTCAAAGAATCTTGACCATTTTGAATTTAAGAAAAGAGTTCTTGATGAAAATATAGCAAGACGAGAAGTAATTAGAATGGGTGGTTTCTGGCAGAATTTAGGAGCAGCATTCTTAGACCCTATTAATTTTATTGCATTACCTTTTGGCGGCCCAACTGTTGGTCTTGCTCGGTCTGCTGTGAGAGTTGGTGCTGGAACTGGAGTTATTGTAGCTGCTCAAGAAATGACTCGATATCCGTTTGACCCTCTTGCAACCCCTGGTGAAGTTGGAATGAGTATTGGTGCAGCAACTGTGTTTGGTGGTATACTTGGAGGTGTTCTTGGTTTACCAGCAACAGTAGCAGCAAGAAGACTAAGAAATAATTCTGATAACTTTTCTAAATCTGTTGCCTTTAATAATAAGCATACAGATGAAGCAACGCATTCTATTAAAGAAGCACAGATAAGAAGTACTGGTAGAACAAATATCAAACCAACTTCTGATAGATTTATTGAAGATGTATTAGTGCCATATTCAAAAGCACAAGTTGATGATGTGATTTCAGAGGGAGCTGAAATACTTACTGGTATTAAGTTAAGACAAAAAGTTTTAAAAGATAAGAATGCTCTTTCTAAACTTGCATCACAAGTCGGTGATACTGTTGATGATTATGCAGCTCGAGTAACAAAAGAAGTAGAGTATTTACAAGTACAAGCTGCTGAAAATAAACAAACTCAACAATCAAAGATATTCAAAGATTCTAAAAGATTAGCTGAAGGTAAGATAAAACAATTCAAGGTTGGTGATGAGGTATATGATACAAAAAAGATTGAAGCTCTTGCAGACCGCGACCAGCTTATAAGCAATAAAAATGCTTATGACAAACAGATTCCTATTCTTGAACAAGAAGCAGCAAAAATAGGTAAAGAAATAGCAAAGTTAAATACACCTGAGTTTAGACAGTTTTTAGATAAGTTAAAAGAAGAAGGAGTCTTTAATCCTAACACAAACAAAGTAGAGAAGTTTGGTGTAAATAAAAACGAAAAGTATAATCCTTCTGATGCTATTCATGTTGAACAGTTACGTGGATATGCGAAAAGAGATAAGACTGGTAGAAGACTTGTTGAGCTTGAAGATGCTCAATCAGCAATTGAAAATAGAATATCAGAATTAGAAATGAGAGCTACTGATAACAAAAAAGCTATTCGTTTCAGAAGAAAGTCTTTAGATAAATTTAATGAAGGATTCAAGTTTGCTGAAAATATCTATATTAAGAGTCCTTTGTTTCAGTTTATTTTTAATCCTATAAAAGATTTACTTACTGATAGCACAGCAACAGCAATATCTAAGTATTATATTCTTAAGCTTGGTTTTGATAGCGGATTGAATCTAGAACTTATAAAGCGTGGATTTAAGTTAGGTAATAGTGTTCATCAGAATAAAGCAAAGCACATGGCAAAGCTTTATGACTTTACAATTAAGATGAGAAGTTTTTATTTAGAATCAGTTGGTATGTCACCATTACGTTCTTCTCAAAATTTATTTTCTATGGAACAAGTTGAATGGCAAAAGCTCTATCAAACACCAAGAAGATTAATGGCTGGTGGTGTCCAGAAAACAGAAAGAGAGTTTTTTCATGATATAACTGTTAGATACATAACAGGTGAAGCTGGTGATACTGATATGGAAAACGCAGCCATACAGTATATGATTAAAACTTTTAAAAAGGAAAAGATAGAAAAAGAAGCAGTAGGTTTACTGGGTGGAGCTAACTTTGAAAGAGGTAAACCATTTAGATTACGACAGGATATTGAAGCAAGAGTTGCAAAAAAGAATGAAAACTTAGAAAAAATAAAACAAATGGAAGCTGATTTAAAAAGAGGTTTCTTTGAGAAAGATGGAAAACAAATAAAATACACAAAGGAAGGAAGAGCTAAACAAGAGTTCCATATCAAACGCAGAAAGAGGTGGGATGAAAGCTATGCTAAAACAATAAAATTAAAAACAGATAATCTTAATGAAGTTCTTGCTAGATTAGATGATATAAAAAATATACAAAAATCTGGAGAAAACTATTTTGATGAAAACTTTTTTCCAAGAAACTTTAACATAGATATGATTCGAGCAAACAGAGAAGAGTTTGAAGAACTTCTCACTACTGAATTGATGAAAACGACATATCGAGTAACAGATGATGGGAAAAGAACATCAGGCACATTAACAAGAGATGATGCTAGTAAACTAGCAAAAGAAACAACTCAGAAAATATTGCTCGAGCAAGAAGATAGAGTTGAAGAAATATTTGTAGGCGCTGGCATATCAAAGCATTTAAAGAGTAGGGTTCTTGATATACCAAATAGTAGATTAATTAAGTTTATACATACTGACCCATTTTCAGTTTATAAAAAATATGTCCAGCAAACTGCTGGTATGGTTGAATTTAAGAGAGAGTTTGGAACATTCAAAACTATAGATGATATTCAAGATGATATCTTTGAGGAAGCTTTTGATAAAGGATTAGATGTTGCGGATGCAGAGAAACATTTTCTTCAAGTAAGGTATATGTATGATAGGGTTGTTACGAATAGATTGCATGATAACCCATATAGATGGGATAAGTATCTTGTAAATCTTTCTCGAACTTTTGCACAGCTTAGTTATCTAGGTGGTGTTGTTTTCTCAACTATGGCTGAACCTTCTGTAATCATGATGAATCATGGTGTAGGTAAAACAATGTTTGGTTTGTTTGAAGCATTTTTTAATCCACGAGTGAGAGCAGCAATTAAAGAAGTGGCAAAAGCTGGTGAAGCAATCGACCTTACATTAGGCACAAGTCATCAAAGATTTGTAAATGAAATGTCATTTAACTCTATGAGTGACCATCTATTTGATAAGTCAAAGAATGCTTTTTATATTCTTAATGGTTTAACTGTAGTTACCACAGCATTAAAAAGATTAGATGGTGTATTAAGAATAGACCATTATATTAACTCTGCTCTGAAAGTGTCGAATCCAAAGAAGTATGGCAAGGCAAGCCAGTTCGAGGTTGAATATCTTTTGAGATATAATATTGGGAAGAAAGAAGCTAAGAAGATTGAAGGTCTTGTTGATGATGGAACAATTACAAAGTCTAGAGATGATGCTAGTGGTCTTTGGTTAGCAAATACTGACAATTGGAAAGATATTTCTTTTAGAGATGATTTTAGAGCAAGTGTTGCAAGTGGTGTTTTGAATACAATTCTTATGGGTACACCAGCAGATAAGCCAAAGCTTGTTGATGGTATTGTTTTTTTGCGTACCTCTACAGTAAATAAAGCTGGATTGGGTGGTTTGTTTAAAGAAAGTGTAGATTACCCCGGCTATGTAAAATTTGATGTACCTTTACTTGGTATGCCTTTCCAATTTTTTTCTTATTCTTTTGCTGCTGTGAATAAAGTGACAGCATCACTCACTCAAGGTGCTTTGAAGAGCAGAGTTATGGCACCTCTTATTGGAGTAGGATTAGCTTACTGGTCTTTAAGCTTGAGAAAGCCTGATTATGTTTGGGATGAGATGAGTATGCAAGATAAGATGTTGCAATCTTTTGAATACTCTGGAGTTGCAGCAATTTATATGGATTTATTCTATGAATCATTACATACAATATTAGCTGTTCGAGGGGAGAATATAACTGGTGGATTTATAAGTCCGAAGTATCAAGATACTGCTACTGATTCATTAGTTGGTTTATTTGGAGCTGGTCCAAGTCATACATTTGATATGGGAAAAGCAATTATGGAAATGTTAAATGGTGATTTTGGTCATGGAGCTAGTGATTTGATGAAGATATTACCTTTTCTTTCACTACCTTACGTTAAATCTCATGTTAGGGACTTAGGAGCAGCAATAGATGAACGACTTGATTAAACATAAAAAAGAAAGTAGAGTTTCGTTATGACCATATCAGTATCAAATAATACACCAAGAGTGTCATATTCGGTTGCTCAAGGGCAAACACAGACCTCTTTTACAGTAAACTTTGAGTTTTTTGCAGCAGCAGACCTAAAAGTATTTGTAGATAATACGCTAAAAACAATCACTACTCACTACACAGTATCAGGTGGCAATGGTTCAACAGGAACAGTCACGATGAGTGTGACAGGAGCAAGTGGTGGGTCAACTGTAGTAATAACAAGAGATATAGCCCTAGAAAGAACAACAGACTTTCCAGTTTCTGGTGCATTTAATATTTCTTCTCTGAATACTGAGCTAGATAAATTAGTAGCTATAGATGCTGATGTAGATGATACAATAAGTCGTTCAATAAGATTGCAAGATTCTGATGCTTCTGCATCTATGGAGCTACCTCTTAAAGCATCAAGAGTAGGTACAGTAATGGCTTTTAATGCTACAACTGGTGCTGTTGAAGCTGGACCAAGCATATCTTCTGTAACGACTGTAGCAACGCAGTCAGCTAATATAAATACTGTTGCTGGTATAAGTGCAAATGTAACTACTGTAGCTGGTATAAGTGCAGATGTAACGACTGTAGCTGGTATATCGAGTAATGTTACAACAGTTGCTGGAATTTCAGGAAATGTTACAACAGTTGCTAATGCGAATGCGAATATTGCAGCTCTCAATGCATCAGGAGTAATTACAAATATTGGTACAGTTGCTGGAATTGCAAGTGATGTTACAGCTGTTGCTGGTATCTCAAGTGATGTTGCTGCTGTTGAAAATATTAAAGCTAATGTTACTACTGTTGCTGGTATAGCATCAGACGTAACAAGTGTAGCTGGCATAGCATCGAATGTGAGTACAGTTGCTGGCATAAATACAACGCATTTATCAAATGTATCTGGTGTTGCTTCTAATGTTGCTCTTCTTGGTACATCTGACGCAGTATCTGACCTCAACACTTTGGCAGCAATCTCTGGTGATATAACATCGCTAGCTAATTCTCTTGAGAAAACATACACAGTTACTGTTGCAAATCCTGGTTCTGGTAATGTGTTTGTTCTCGATAGCTCTAATGCACCAGCTATTGAGGTGTTTAGAGGTAATACATATATTTTTAATCAGAATGATGCGACTAATGATGGACACCCATTAGTATTTAAAAATGGTAGCTCTGCATACGAAGTTGGTGTTACTTACTTTTTAAATGGTTCTGCAACCACACAATCAAACTATGTAAACACTACAACCTTTAATGCTGGTCGAAGCTCTGGCGATAGAAAGATACAGATAGAAGTTGCAACAACAGCACCATCATCTGGATTGAGATACTACTGCTATGTTCATGGCAATGGTATGGGTAATACAATCACAGTCAAGGATAGTAATATATCTTTGGTTGCTGGTTCGATTGCAAATGTAAATACAGTTGGTGGCGGTCTAACAAATATAAATACAGTTGCTGGCATACAAGCTAATGTTACAACAGTTGCTGGCATATCTTCTGATGTTACTACTGTTGCTGGTGCAAACTCAAATATCTCAGCAGTTGCTGGTGCAATAACAAACGTAAATAATGTAGGTGGTTCGATAGCAAATGTAAATACAGTTGCTGCAAACATAGGTCAAGTAACATCATTTGGAAATGTTTATAAAGTTGGTACAACTTCAGAAAGAAATGCTCTTGCGAATAATACATTAGATGTTGGTGATTTATTTTTTGATACAACTGCAAATGAGCTGAAGGTATATAAGTCATCTGGTTGGGCAGCAGCTGGTTCTACAGTAAATGGAACGTCTGCTCGATTTACTTATAATATATCTGGTACACCAACAACTGTAACTGGGAGTGATGCCAATGGTAATACTCTTGCTTATGACGCTGGTTTTGTTGACGTTTATCTTAATGGTGTAAAACAAGTTAATGGTACAGATGTAACTGTAACGAGTGGTTCATCTGTTGTGTTTGCTTCTGCTCTTGCTAATGGCGATGTAGTAGACATAGTTGGTTTCGGTACATTTAATGTTGCATCTATAGACGCATCAAATATAAGTTCTGGAACATTACCCAATGCTAGATTGTCATCAGTTCCAAACTCAGCATTAGCTAACTCTTCTATAACAATCAATGGTTCTGCTATTGCTTTGGGTGGTTCAGTGACTGTTGAAACAGATTTTACTTGGGAAACAAAAACATCTGCATTTAATGTAGCGGCAAGTCGAGGATACTTTGTTGATACCTCGAGTGGAGCTGTAACAGCAACGCTACCAGCCAGCCCTACTGCTGGTGATACTGTTAGATTTATTGACTTGAGTGCAACATTTGATACTGCTAATTTAACTGTTGCTCGTAATGGCAAAAAGATACAAGGCGATGCAAGTGATATGACAGTTGCTACAGAACGAGCTGGATTTGCTCTGGTATTCTCAGGGGATACTCAGGGTTGGTTATTAATGGAGAAATAATATGAGTACATACGAAGCAAATAGATATGCGTTTCCAGCGTCAGCGATTACGTCTGGTACATTTGCAAACGCTAGATTATCGAGTGGGTCAGTTACACAGCATGTAGATTTAACATCACTCTCTGCTGATAACTTAACATCTGGAACAGTTCCATCTGCAAGATTATCTCTAGGTGAATCTGATATTCCCAGCTTGGCAACATCAAAGATTACTTCTGGAACTTTTGATAATGCAAGAATATCGAGTGGCTCTGTTACTCAACACGTAACTGCGGTAGCTGATGCTCGTGGGAGTTGGTCACCCGGAACGAGTGACCATAGTTTTACTCATAGCCAAGCGAAGTATGTAAAAGTCGGCAGAGTGTGTCATGTTACCTATAGGGGAAAATTTAACAGCTATAGTAGTGGCACACCAGAAAGCAATCCGTTTTATTTTACTGGATTACCTTTTACATCTTGGAACGGAGGGCATCACGTTGGTGGCGGTATGGGTTTGTATCCAAGCTGGGGTCCTGTAATGATACAAATAGATGCAAATTCAACAAGAGCGTACTTAACTTTGACCAGTGGTAGTGAATTTGCCAGCAGAACTACTTATGGCAATAGAGGAAGAATGAGTAAGTGGTATTCTGCCTACCCAGCGGTTAATAGTATGAATACAAATTACAGACATATTTATTGGGAAGCCACATACATAACTAACAGTTAACAGGAGAAGATAAATGAGTTACACGATTACAAAAAATGAGTTTTCAATAGACGTTATGCGAGATAGTGATAATCATTCGTGTGGATTTATGTGTTCGAATGTTTGGCATGAACCAGATGATTTATATCACGATGCTGAAGTTGTTGATGGAGTAACTATCAGAGAAGCAGATACTTTGCCAGAGGGTAAAAACTTTGGTGATGTAAAAACTGCTGGGCGTGGCTGGGTTCAAGAAGACTACAACTGGGATGATGAGCTTAACCGAGTGTTCGGCGAGGTAGATGCAACTGTAAAGACAGAGCTAGAAAACTATTTTACTTCACAACGAAAAGCAGATTACTTAGCAGACCAAAAATCAAAAGGTGGATAAATGACAAAGGCAAGAGATTTAGCAAATGTAATTAGTGGGTCTGGCACACTCAATGCTAATGTTATACCAGCATTACCAGCATCGAAGATAACGTCTGGTACATTCGCTGATGCTAGACTCTCTTCTAGTTCTGTTACTCAGCATGTAGATTTGACTGCGTTATCAGCAGATAATCTTACGTCTGGTACTGTACCATCTGCACGATTGTCATTGTCAGCTAGTGATATTCCTAACTTAGCTACATCTAAAATTACATCTGGTACATTTGCTGATGCTCTTTTTGCCGCATCAAATATAACACAGCATGTAGACCTTTCTAATCTTAATGCGTCTAACTTAACATCTGGTTCAATACCAAATGCGCGAGTTCCATCTAGTGCAGTTACCCAGCATGTTAGTGCTGTTACAAATACTTCTGGCAACTGGACACCTTCTGCATCTAATGGTGGATTTAGTGGCACAGAAGGTAAATATCATAAAGTTGGAAATGTTTGTGTTGCTATTGGTCACGCAAAATTTAGTAGCAGAACAAGTGCAAATGACAGTCAGTTTTTTATAAATGGATTGCCTTTTACTTCAAGAAATTCTGGAAGCGTACAAGGCTGGGGTACAGTATCTTTTCGTGGAGCTACAACAACAAACGTAGTTATAGCAAATAACGAAAGCAGAATTAGAATATATGGAAACGCTTTTGATATATTTACAACTAGCTCAACAAGTACAGAATATTTCAATAATGCGGTAGGTAATGAAAACGTTGCAATAAGTAATAGAAATCTAAGACAATCATCAAACAATGGCTCTTATGACCATGTGTTTATAGGTGTTTGTTACGTAACTGCATAGGATTAATGCTTGACCCATTAACAATTAGTGCCGCCGTTGCAACAGCTAACACGGCATTTAATGGGTTGAAGCGTGCCTTTCAGGTTGGCAAAGATATTCAGAGTATGGGTCAGGACTTATCCAAATGGATGAGTGCCGCATCAGATATCGAAAACGCACAGAAGAGAGCTAAGAATCCTTCCTTCATTACTAAACTTACACGCAGAGGTAGTATCGAACAAGAAGCTGTTGAAGCATTAACTGCAAAGAAACAGCTTGAAGCACAGAGATATGAGCTACAACAGTTTATTAAGTTTAGGCATGGTGTTAATGCATGGAATGAACTTCTTAAAATGGAAGGTGATATACGCAAGCGTAGGCAAAAAGAGATATATGATAAACAAGTATTGCGACAAAAGATAATTACAGTTATCGTTGTATTCTTAGTAGTGATTGTTGGTATGGGTATTTTGTTAGCTTTTGTATATGGATTAGTACAACTCGATAGAGGGAACATAGGTTAATGACACCAGAAACATTAGACAAGTGGCGTATCCTCCCACGCTTGATGATGCTAGCTATGACCTGTGTTTACGTTAGGTGTATCGAGTGGGCATTGAGCCAGCCTGATTTAACCACTCAACAAGCTGGCTTAGTGTCTGTTGTAACTGGTGCAATGACTGGTGCATTTGCTATCTGGTTAGGAAAGGAATCTAATGGCTGAAGAATATAAGAATCTTAAAAAAGGTGGAGAGCATTTTAGAAGTTATAGAGAATATAATATAGGTGGAGTTATGAAAAAGCTGCCACTTGTAAATAACTCTATAAGAGCTAACGAATTATTTCTTACCTCTCAAAGACGTAATCAAAATGCAATGATAAGAAAACTAAAGAAAAGTCCGAAGACTGATACCATGAGTCAAAGAACTATGAAGGCTTTTCAAAATAGAGTTACGCAAAATTTACATAGTGAATCATTTAAACGAGATAAAAAAATGTTAATTGAACATGATATCGGTGCAGAAAAAATGCCAGGGTTTATGTCAATGCCTACACCTAAAGAAGAAAAAGACGCTTTATGGAAATTAATAAAAGGTAGACTCAAGTCTAAAGGTACATAATGTTATTCAAAGCATTACAAATGGTAGGTGGCATGGCATCTACATGGATAGAATCCAAAGCAGAATCACAAAAACTTAATCTTGAGATAAAAAAGAAGCAGTTGACTGGTGATATTGACTGGGATTTAGAAGCTATGAAGGGCTCGCAGTCTAGCTGGAAAGATGAATATCTGGTAATTTTGTTTAGCATTCCTCTTATCCTCTGCTTTTGTGGTTCGTGGGGGAGAGATATAGTAGAACAGGGCTTCAGAGCCTTAGAAATGATGCCTGAATGGTATCAGGTGACACTTGGGTGTATTGTGGCTGCAAGTTTTGGTGTACGTTCTGTGACCAAATTCTTTGGGTTACGAAAGAATGGGAAGTAATTGGGATAAACGTCGTGAGAATCTTCGCATACATAGGGATTGGGATATTAGAAACTTTAGGAGAAAAGATATGGCATTTAAATTATCACAAAGGTCGCTGGATAGATTGGATGGAGTACACCCTCAGCTTGTTGAGGTTGTTAAGAAAGCGATTGAGTATACGGATGTAGACTTTGGGGTTATCTATGGTGTTCGAGATTTGGAAACTCAAAAGAAATTGTATGAGTCTGGCAAATCACAGACTATGGCTAGTAAACATTTGATACAAGATGATGGATATGCACACGCTGTTGACCTTATGGCTTATGATGGCAGTAATCCATCTTGGGATATTGTGGATTATGATAATATAGCTGATGCTATGCGAAAAGCTGCAAAAGAAGTTGGAGTTGATTTGGTTTGGGGTGCAGCTTGGCATAAGTTACTAACCATGTCACCAGATAGTGCAGAGGATTTAATGAATGACTATATTGACACAAGACGAAAAGAATCAAGACGTCCCTTCATCGATGGTCCTCACTTCCAATTGCACACCTAATCAGTTGGCTTTTGACTTTGATGATTACGATGGGCCGCCAGAGTTGTGGCTACTGCATTTATGGGAAACAACAGTCTTACCTTAGTCTTGTCCACCCAAAAAATTGAACATCATCATAACCTTTATCTAACCATTCGTTGTATGCTCTTAAGGCATCTTTATATTCAACATAATAGTCAGGTGTAGCACCAACCCAAATTACATAATTATATTTTATCTCTCCCATAGCTTCTTCCTTTCTATATATAAAGCAATGATATCGTCAAAGTTATCTGGTTTGCGAGGTGGTATTGTGCTGTAGATATTGTAAGCTTCAAAGCATCTATTCTCATTGTATACTTTTTCGCTGAGTCGTTGGCATTCTCTTGCTGACTCGAGGTCGATTGTAAGCATGAGAATAACTGTGTGTGTCATTTTTGTAATCATATTCTGTGCTTTCTTTATCTGCTAGGAGGTCAGGCAAGCAGAGCAGTATTAGACCCCCTAGCATGTTTTAGGACTTCTTTGGAGAAAGCACGTCCTAAAATGGAATATCATCTGATTCAAGTTCATTGTCAACAGATGATTGTTCTTGTTCAAGCTTTGGTGATAGCTTAAGAGATAGCATAGTGCCGTATGAGCCTTGCTTGACCCAAGCAGCAACTCGACTATTGTCAGATGGTAAATCAATCTGACCAGTAAACTGTGGTGCCATACCATTCTGGCTATCGTTCTCCCACATTCTACCAATCTTCAAGTAGATATCTCTGACAGTAGAACCATCTTTTGATGATGCTTTGACAACAGCAATTCTGTTCTCATTGCCCTTGTCATTAAGTGTTCCAGTACCACTTAGCTCTTCACCATTCGGTTGAAAAACTGCACCAGTATTTGTGTTATCATATTCCATAGTTATCCTTTCTAATTACTTTTCTTGGTTTCTGAAATGTGCCAGACTTGCTAGATTCATTGCCGTCATCATCTGTGCTTTCATCTGGCACTAAGTTAAGCAGCCTTTGTAAAATGTATCGTGTCATGTAGGTAATGCCACTACCAATTTGTTGACTGCCTTTCTTAGTATCGTCTAAGCAAGTACACTCACTCTCGATGAATGTATCGCTTGGTATGTGTCGCAACTGTATATTGAGTATCGGTGAATTGTGTTCATTCACTTTCATAGTACCAATGCAAATGATGTTTTGCTTTTGCAACTCTACTTCAATCATAGGTATGATGTCCTTTACCTTCATATACTTGGCATTGAACATTGCATTGTTACCCTCAACTTTTACTTTCTTGAACTCACACTTCATAAGTGCTGTGTATATAGTTTCTTTTGTCATTTCTTTTCTCCACTCATTATATCATAGGCAAGCTGAATTGCTTTCCTAAGTTTGATTGTACGTCTACCAGTCTTCGATACTGATATGACAAGATAGTCATTGAACATCTCGTACACATCATCAGTAACATGACTAAGCAATCTCTTCTTAGCTTCTTCATGCTTGTGTGCTACTTCCATTGTCTTGATGTAATCATGTGTATCATTGGTAAACTCATTACTTGAACTCATACAACGCTGAACCTTTCTGTCGATTGGGATTGAGTTGACCTCTGGTGGGTCTTCAATCCCATCGTTAGTAGGTTTTACTTTTGGTACTACATGGTTGAGCCAAAACTTTTTGACCAGGGACATAATCTTTTCTGCATACAATTCATCGTACTCAATATGGGACTGATGATACTTGCTACCATTGCCTTGAATGATTGATATGAATGCACCGCAGCAGTTATATCTATTCCGTATTGGAATCATTTTCATTCTGTGTCTGTGCAAGTGCATGTAGAATTGTACTTGTGGCATGTACCTTTCAATAACATCTTTGATAGATGTAAATGGATTGGTGTGTTTGCATTCAAGAATCCATTCTCTCTTATCTTGATGCTGTGTAATCAAGCCATCAAGATTTGCAGCGCAAGGAACATGGTCTATCATATAGACTCCAAGACTTTTGTTTCTCTCAATCATATTCATATCAAGATTATTGCTGTGATTCTTTACAAACCATTCAACATTGAGTTGCTCTGTAGCAATACCAATCTGTACTTGTAAATTATCTGATAAGTCATCAGGTTGTTTCTCTCCAATCTTCTCGAGGTAGAGATTTTCCCAATCACCATTTACTAATCTGACGGCATCACTACCGCCAATGAATGTAGTTCTATCCATGTGCTTTCTCCTTATTTATATGGACATTCTAGTTCCGACTGTGCAACCAGTCAACTACTATTTAGAAGTTTATTTTCAATAGTTTCTTGGTAGTGTAATCGGATTTCATACTGCTCTTTTATAAGCGAGTACAACTCGAAGTATGCTGGGAATATTTTGAACTTTCGCATCGCAGTATTCAAAGCATAGTGCGTACAATCTGCTGGTATCTTGCATAGCATATCTTCATACGCATTTGTTTTCAGTTGAACCTCCTCCATCTTGGAATCAAATGGCTTGTGGAAAAGATACTTCCATTTCTCAAGACGATTCTTGATATCATCTGAACGCATTGGAATCATATACCTATCAACTACTTCCAATGATTCTTGTAAAGTAGGTCGAGGTATCTCTAATAGATTATCAATCAAACGTCCTTTGAATCTGAATCCAAGTTCATCAAGTTCCCACACCAGCCTGAGGTTTGCTCTGACTGGTGATGCGAATGCAAGAAGATTTGTTCGTGCAGCTTCTTGGTTGTCGATAGATACAATATTATTTTTTGGCTGATTTTTTGTCATGCTCTGCGTACTCCTTTAGTTTTAGTTGTATGTGTTGCTCGATAAGTTTCATCAACTCCGGTAATCGTGTTTCATTGAACTCAAGCAGCCGTTCAATTATTTTTTGTGCTTCCTTTTTAGGGATAGGCATTTTTATATCACAAGATAGCTGAAGTATTTGTTTGAGATTATCAACAATAGTAATATCAAACCCTGAGTGTTCTGCTATGTGATTAGCTTTGATGAATCCATACCATGCCTTGTTAGCTTGGTCTTGCATAAACCATAGCTGTTTACCAGTACAAACTGGTGTTGTATTTGATGTACTCATAACACCAAACATAAACTTTGATTGCTCTTTCGTGAGCTCTCGATGTTCGTTTATCATTTGAATGTAAGAAATAAGTTGTTGTGTTACGTTTGTCATATTGAACTCCTGTTGTTAATCAATGTTGTTTTCATGCCGTATGAGATACGCAAAAACATTTTCCCATACTTCATCTTTTATAATGACGCAGTATCTGGGTGAACCTTTCTTGCGTTTACATACAGCAATATCTTTGTCTTCTAGTAAATTAAATACATTAGGGAATTGACTGGTATCTCTGTATTTGACCTCAACAATTAAGTCTTGACCAGCTACATTAACAGTCAAATCCCCTCTGTACTCACCACCTAAACTGCCCGATAGTGGTTGTTTCTTTGTACGTATACCTAAACTATTAAATAATTTTAGAAACCACCTTTCGTGATAGCTTCCTTTTGCTTTACTTTTGCTAACCATGTGTCCTCCTCATAGCATGTCATACATATCTTTGTGCTTTTATAGAGGGATACAACGAAGTATTGCGCTTCTTTATTGCATGCATCACAAATCACTGATGCTCTTTGTTCGAAACCTTTATTTTTTTTGAAGCGTGGCAAGTTGTTCAATAGCCTTTTCAATTTTGATAGCAGTTTCAAATCTTAACTCCGTTCCCTTTAGCTGTCTATAGTATGTTGTCTTTGATAATCCAGCCCAACTAAAAGCCTTGCGTAAGTCTACGTTCTGGTGTTCTGATAACTGCGTAAGCTGCTGAAGATAACTTTTCATAATCAACATTATTACCATCTCGTTTTACGATTTGCAAATACATATTGACTAATCTTTTCCCACTTGCGGTAATGTAATATCTTCTTGTTGTACTAGGTGATTTGTTTTTTCCATACAAGCTTACCAATACAGCATCACAAGGCATTGATATTATCAATCCTAGTTTATGCTCGAGTGCTTGCAAGGTTGTCGACAATGTACCTTGTTTCATATCAGGCATTTGTTTTTGCAAGTGATGGGATAAAACTATCCTCTGTTCTTTTTGCTTTATTAAAAAGTATAATCCTGATAATATTCTTATCTGGTTTTTAGTAATCATATTATATTCCTTATGGTAACTGGGTGGCCTTTTGAGCCACCCATTTTTTTTAGATATGAGTTTCTAACTTCTCATACATTTGTTGTGCTACATCTCGCAAGAAATCATCAAGAACTATTGAGTTCATTCCTAATGTTTCAACCATTGATTGTAACTCAGATACTTTCATGTCGTCTAGTTTATCGTTGATAGTATCTTTGATTCTGTCATTGATTGCATTACTCATTCTTACATTCCACCTCTTTTCTTGTTTCAAACGTTCTGGTAAATCTTGATATCTAATCTTTACTACCATTATTATCTCCATAATAAATTGTTCGCATACTATTTACATCAATTGGTTCACCTTGTTCCGAATAATGTTTACCATTTAGTTTAGATACATTTACATCTGGTAGATTCTCTTCATTACGAACATCATCTACAAAATCAAAACAATCTACAATACGTTCAATAGCATCAGCTACGTTCTGAAACTTTTGTCGATTCATAAAGACTGGGAATCGTGCTTCATCTTTTGCCATGTCGCGGTAGCGTTCATAGTCTTTGCGTAATACATCTTCAAGTCTTGCGACTCTTCCGTTTACTGCTGTGTAATCATTCTTGATTTCATTGGTCATGTTAGTGTCCCTCCTCTGCCCATTCGTGTGGGTCGTTACTGATATTTTCATAGTGTTCTCTTTCTTGTTTGAAGAAAGCTTTTGGTAGCGGCAACTCTGCACCGCTGTTAGCTAGGTTGAAGTCAGTAGTTAGTTTATGTTCTCTCCTGAATCTTTCTTCTAGCCAATACTCTGCCCAGGTCATATTGCCACTTTGTTTCATTGTAGTTACAATGTTCCAACCATTTTGTTTAAGGTTGAAGATATGAGCAGAGAGTCGCATAGACCCATAATACTTGAGTGCTTCTTTAGGTGAGATGCTGCCGAAGCGTTGAAGATGTTCAATAATCTTGTCTTGTTGACTACTGAATCTATCATTGATAGATGATATACCTGATTTTAGTTCCATGATTTACTCCTTATATATAATTATCTTGGATTGATTGAACTTCCCTAAACTCTAACTCATACTTATCTTTGGGAAGGATTGCACACTTCAACAGTTGACGATTCAAATAAAATCGAAACTCTTTGTCACCATTACTATGATTGCGAACTGTTGTTACATGTGTAACGAAGTGATGACTGTTGCTTCTCGATGTGCCAACGAGAACATTAACTTCACCAGTATTCTTTACGCCATAGCTCTTACTACTCTTGTAGATACAAGCTGTAACTTTATTCCAAATAGGATATTGTCTTCCGAACATTTGCTTTCTCCATGTTTAGTTTACTATAAATTATTATGCTCTGCAACTCGTAGGTAAATTAATACACTAGTTATTTACCTACATACTTACTCCACCATATTTATGACTGTACTTTAGTTTGGTTCTGTCATAAATTCTTTTGATATCCATGCAGTATTGAATAGCATCAGATAGACTATCAAAGTATTTTCGATTACAATACTGATGTTCCCATTCTACAACTTTGTACTTGCCTTTGACTGCTGAATATATCTCTATGTTTCTGTCTATCTTTAGCTGTGCAATACGTTTGCTTTGACTTCTATCTAAGATAAACACTTCATCATCATTCAATTTGAATACTTGATTCTGTTCCATTACTTTCTCCTATGTTATCATTAGTAATACAGTTAAACCTGCGAATATAAATACTACTCCAACAATGTCTTCTAACGTGTTCATTGATTCCTCCACAGTATCCATTGAAAGAAAATCATTCCAACTGCGTAAGCTAGAATAAATCCAATTGTTAATTCAAAAATCATTGTGTTCTCCATTAAATTTGTAGCGACTGAATCTGTACAAAAACTTCTGCAAGTTACAGCCACGTAGTTCCAAACTTGAACTCCACTCTCTCGTCATTCCCCCCCCACCTTGAAGGGTTTGTGACGTTGTGCAGCTTGACCAAGTATGTATTCGTTTGCGTAGCAAACTAGTTAAACAAGCAAATTTACGTGCGACTAGCACGCAGATAACCGCCAAAAAATAATAAGCTGGCACAAAGTGTATGCCAGCGTTTGTTTTTTGGCGCAGCTAGTTGAGCAGTTTTACTTCATGCTCAGGAAGTAAGGCTGTCTAAACGACAACCTTTGTTGACTTCTGCTTGTTTGCTGTGTCAGGTCGCTGATTGATAAGCTTTCTTGGGTCGATATGATTATCAAGAGTCTTTGTGACCTTTTGGTTGATGCCAAGAGATGCCATTGCTTTTTCAATAGCAGTCTTTGTATCAGTAAGATTCTCAAGGTTTTGAGGTATGTACTGATGACAAACTCTTTCTAGTTGTCCAAGCTTTTCAGTTGATTGTCCTGTATGTTCACAATTCTCATACTCGTTCAACCATTCTGTTTGTTTCTTGTCCAAGTTTTCTTTTGTCTTGGTTATAGAGTAGTTGACATTTTCAAGTAGTTTGTTCGCTACGTATTCTCTTTGATATGTATCTTTGTAGAAATCAATGATTGTTCCGTAAGCTTCTTGTAGTTTAGTATTTGACATTTTATATTCCTTTCTGTTTTTGCTAAAATGTGACGGCAGAAGGGCATTGCCATAGGGCAAAGATACAAATGCTAATTTGATGCGCGAGGAATTGCCGACAGGCAAGGGGAAATTAGTATTTGCCAAAGGGTATATCTTTGAACGGCAATGCAATTATGACTAGCATTTTGCACAAAACAGAAAGAAGATAAGGCAAATACACTACAAGAAGTGTCGGAACTATCGTTAGTTAGTAGAGTTAGTAGTGTCAGTTAGTGAAATTAAGATATTGACAATGCTTACGAAAGTAAGCATAGAATTACAAGGAAAGGAAAGGCAATGAGTGAACTTACAGGTAACAAGCTAACTGCAAAGCAGAAGAAGCTAGTTGATACGTTAGTAGCAAAAGGATGTAGTATAAAAGATGCAAGTAAAGATGCTGGATATAGTGAAGGTGAAGCTGGCAGAGTTACTGCTAGCAAGACTTTGAAGCTACCACATGTGCAACAGTATATGATGAGTACGATAGCTGAGAATATAGGACTGAATGCTACGAAAGCACTACAAAGTATAGTAAAGCTAAGTAGCAATGCTAAATCAGAGTATGTGCAATTGGAAGCAAGTAAAGATTTACTGGATAGGGCTGGATACAAAGCAGTAGATAAGGTCATGCATAGTGTGGCAGGAAACATCAAAGTTAGCATAGACCTCACGTGAAAAGCTAGGGCAGTCTGCTGAACTAGAGCTGTGACAAACACAGGGGGGGTCAAAAACTGGTGTTTGGCACGAGCAAGGGATAGTTCACTAACATTTATGGAGAAAAAAGCTCGATGAAAATATTTACTAATTTTAAGGGATTGATTATGCGTGTTGCTGTGTTAATGTCTAATATATTGAGAAGGAGAAAAAATGCCGAAAACTCCAGCTTGGACAAGGAAAGAAGGGAAGAATCCGAAGGGCGGCTTGAACGCAAAAGGTCGAGCAAGCTACAAGGGAGGAACTCTAAAAGCTCCAGTAAAGTCAGGGGACAACCCAAGAAGAGCAAGCTTTCTAGCAAGGATGGGGGGAATGCGAGGACCGGAAAGGGACTCAAAGGGAAGACCAACAAGACTT